GGATATAGTTTCTTAGGTGATTATAAAGATTATCCAGAAGCAAATAAAGTATTAGACAAAGTATTCTTTATCGGAGCTGCTCCTCATTATACTCCAGAAGTATTTGATTATATAGAACAAGTAATTAAAAAATTTGATAAATAATATATATGAAGTATATTAATTTTAATATTAATGAATATCCATTTAGAACAATTATTCAGGATATTTTACAAGAAGAAAATTTAGAAAAAATCCATAATAAACAAAATTATAATTTATTTATAAAAGGTATTGATCAATCAACACATTGGCATAAATTATATTATTCTAATTTAGATAAATTTTTACCACTTTATAATAAATTTATTTATAATATTATAAAGCCTTTATTTAATGAAGATATTGTTTATCAAAAAATACCAACTTTTAGAACTCATCTTGTAAATAATTTAAGTGTATTTGAGTACCATAAAGATAAATCATATAAACATAATAAAGAAGAAATTAATTTTTTCTTACCATTCACTGACGCTTACAATGAAAATACTATTTGGGCAGAAAGTGAAGAAGATAAATGGGATTTTGCTCCTATAAATACATTATATGGACAAACAGTTATGTGGAATGGTTGTAATTTAACCCATGGAAATAAACAAAATATAACATTAAATACAAGAATTAGCTGTGACTTCAGAGTGATACCAATATCAAAATATAAAGAAGAAGAAAATGAAGGTACTATATATACTAAAATGAAATTTATTATTGGTGGTTATTATGATATTACAAAATGAGTGTAGTTATTTTAGGAGATGGATTATTAGGATCTGAGCTAGCAAAACAATCAGGTTGGGATTATATTTCAAGAAAAAAAGATAATTTTGATTTAACCCAATCTAATACTTTTAATAAGTATTTTATTCAAGATTCTCTTGAATTAAAAACTCAAATACTTAAATATAATACTATTATTAATTGTATAGCTAATACTGATACTTATTCAGACAATAAACAATCTCAATGGATTATTAATTATAAAGGAGTAGCTGATTTAACTGATTTTTGTAATAAGTATAATATAAAATTAATTCATATATCAACAGATTATGTTTATGCTAATTCAAAACATAATGCATCTGAAGAAGATGTTCCTTCAACTTTAAATACTTGGTATTGTCATACTAAATTATTAGCTGATGGTTATATAGAACTTAAATCAAAAAATTATTTAATTATTAGAACATCTCATAAACCATATCCATTTCCTTATAAACAAGCTTGGATTGATCAATTAACAAATGGTGATTATGTTAATGTAATATCTAATTTAATTATTAAGTTAATTAAAACAAAAGCGACAGGAATATTTAATGTAGGAACTGATGTTAAAACTTGGTTTCAATTAACTAAAGATGAGTTTAAAACTGAACCATCAGAAAAACCAATCAACGCTCCTAATGATATAACAATGAATCTAAATAAATTAAACCAATGGATAATAAATAATTAAAATTACTAAATCTATCATATCTTTTATTTTCTAAGGCTTGGTTTTCCAAGCCTTTTTTATTATATTAACAATATGTATCAAAGCTGTTATTACGATTTTAACGAGAAAAAATATTATTTAAGAGATGACAAACGTGGTTGGTCTGATTTTAAATACTATCCCACTTATTATGTTAAGGATGAGAATGGAGATCAATACACATTAGAAGGTGATTGTGTATCGGCTACTAAAAAAATGGATGACTGGAAAAATCCTAAGTACTATGAAAAAGATGTTGATAAAATAACTCGTTTATTAGTTGACACTTATTATGAGACTGATGATACACCATCATTCCAAAATGTAGTTTACCTAGATATTGAGTGTGAGATATTAGGAGCACTAACTGCTGAAAGTATAAAACAAGCATTAGCTAAAATTACTTCAGTTTCAGTATATGATGCTACTACTAAAAAATATTATTGTTTAATTTTAGATGAACAAAATAATCTAAACACTATTAACAATCCAGGTAAAGAAGTAGTTCCATTTACAACTGAATTAGAGTTATTACAAGCATTTTTAGCATTATGGGAACAACTTGATCCAACTATTGTTACAGGTTGGAATAGTGGTTTCTTTGATATACCTTATTTATATCATAGAATATCTAAAGTAGCAGGTGAAAGTGAAGGTAAACGTTTATCTCCAATAGGTAAAATTAAAACTGTAGAATATGATACAGAACAACCAATAGTAATAGGAGGAGTAAATCACTTAGACTATATGTTGTTGTTTAAAAAGTTTATTATGAAACAAGAACCATCATATCGATTAAATGATATTGGTTTAAGATATGCTGACTTAGGTAAAGTTGAATATCAAGGTTCATTAGATAACCTATTTAAAGAAGACCCAGAAAAATTTATTGAGTATAACATTCGAGATGTTGAAATCATTGTTGAGTTAGAAAACAGAATGAAGTTTATAGACTTAACAGTTACAATTGCTCATTTATGTCATACTGAATATGAACAAATCTATTATTCAACTATGTTGAATGAGGGCGCTATTTTAACTTACCTAAAACGAAAAGGAGTAGTTTCACCTAATAAACCTACAACTTATAATCCATACTTAAAAGAGATTAATCCTAGAAAAGCAGAAGCACTTTATCGTAGTGGTCAAATGACTAAAGATGAGTATGATGAAATTTTAGTATTAGCTGGTTATGCCGGTGGTTATCTAAAAGACCCAGTACCTGGACTATATGATTGGGTGATTGACTTAGACTTTACTTCACTATATCCTTCTATAATTCGTTCTTTAAACATGGGAATAGAAACGTTAGTAGGTCGTGTTGTAAACAATGGTAAGTTTGATAACCAGTGGTCTCTGCGGGAACTAAAACAAATGGATCCTGAAAGAAAAATTAAGATTGAAAAAGTAAAAAAAGATAGAACGGTATCTACTTCTGTTACAACAGTAGGAAATCTAGTAAATCTAATTGAACATAATGATTTAATTATATCTGCACCTGGAGTTATATTTAAGAAAGATGTATCAAGTGTTGTTTGTGAAATTTTAACTGACTGGTTTGTAAAAAGACAGGAGTATAAAAAACTAATGAAAGACGCTTATAAAGTTAAAAACGATCCTGTATTAGGAGAATTTTATAATAGTAGACAACATGCTTATAAGATTAAGTTGAATGATGTTTATGGAGTGTTTGCTCAAAATGGATGGAGATATACTGACGGAAATAAGTTTATTAGTAAAGCAATTACTTTAACAGGTCAAAGACTGACTCAAGAATCAATTAAGTTTGTTAATGAATGGATGAATAAACAATTAAACTCAAATGATAAAGATTATATTGTAACATCAGATACTGACTCACTATTTATTCAAGTTAAAGATTTAGCATTAAAAAGAAATCCAAATCTAATAAATGCCTCTAAAGAGGAGTGGGTTAAATATATTTTAGAGATTGCAACTGAAATTCAAAAGGAAGCTAATAACCATCTACATACATTAGTAAAAGATTTATTCAATGTTAAATACCCAGACGAACCTCATTACTTTGAGTTGAAACAAGAGGTAGTACTTGAACGAGGTTATTTTGCTGGTAAAAGAAGATATGCAATGCATATTGTAAATAAAGAAGGTGTACCAACAGATGAACTAGTAATGATGGGTTTAGATCTAATGAAATCTAATTTTCCACCTTTATTTAGAAACTTTGGAGAACATATTCTAAAAGAAATTATGTATGGTAAATCTAAATCTTCAATTGATGAGCAATTATTAGTGTTTAGAGAGTCATTAAGAACTATTGACTGGCATCAAATACTAAAACCTACAGGACTAAAACAAATGTCTAGTTATATAGCTGCTAGACCAGGAGCAGGTGAAATATTTTCTAGACTAGCCCTAAAATGTCCTATTAATACTAAATCAGCTGTTTATTATAATGATATTCTAAGATTTAAAAAACTAGACAAACAATTCCCAACATTCCAAATAGGTGATAAAATGTATATTGCTTACCTAAAAGAAAATCCATATAAAATAGATGTTATGGGATTTAATGGTTACAATGATCCTCCTGAAATAATGGAGTTTATTGAAAAATATATTGACCGTGACCGAATATTTGAATCGGTTATGAGAAACAAATTAGAGGGAGTGTATGAAGATCTAGGGTGGGGAGCTCCAATATTTAACCGTAATGTTCACAAATTTTTTAAATTTTAAGTTTGGCTTGTAGTCATATCTTCATTATATTATATCCATATGATAAATAAAACAGATCTAAAATCAGTCATATCAAAATACCATATTGGTAGTTTAGTTGAGCAGGTTAAGTGGGAAATTAAAGACAATAATTTAGCAGTTAAATTTATGTCACCTAGTAAAGAAATGTTAGGTGAAGTAAAATGTTCTAAATTTCCATTAGATGATTGTAGTTTTGGAATTAGTAATACAACTCAATTAGTAAAATTAATTGACATTACTAAAGATGTTATTCAATTAAGCACTGTTAAAGTAGGTAGAATTTGTTCTAAATTATTACTAGCTGATAATCAATTTCAACTTAATTATGCCTTAGCTGATATTTTAACTATACCTAAAACAGGTGAAACTAATTTTGAAGAGTCATATAATATTATTACAACATTAGATTCTGAAGCAATTGGTTCAATTATTAAAGCACAAGGTGCCTTAACAAATAGTGAAACAGTAGTTATTCAACCATCATTATCTATAGATGGTGAACCTGAATTAGAATTAACATTTGGTGGAGATGTTGAATATGCAAATAAAGTATCATTTTACTTACCTAATCTAACTCAACAAAATGTTCCATCACAATATAAATTACATTACAATTCAGAATTAATTAAAGAGATATTATATTGTAATAAAGATATGATATCAGGAACACTAAGCATTAATTTAGAGGGTTTAATTAAATTAGAATTCCAAAACGGAATTATAAGTAGTACTTACTACTTAGTACAAAAGGAAATTTAAGCATATTTATATAAAACAAGGTTATGAAAGAAAAAGAGTTATCAAACAGCATTACAATCCGTGATCCATTTTTAGAACCATTCTATATCCAAAAGGATACATACTGCTACACAGTATTAGAGGATGCTACACCAGATCAACGTTACACTAAAAGTGTAGAAAAAATCCAAAAAACAATAGGATATTATGGTTCATTCGGATCTTGTCTAAGACGTATTGCTAGTTTAAAAACAAGTAATAAAGCCGAATATAACTCAATTTCTGAATATATTGAGGAATGGAGAATAGTAGAAAATAAAATAAACCAATTAATTAAAATAGACTTATGAGATTAAACGCAGAATTTAACGCTGTAATTGTAAAGCCTAAAGATGAATCAGAACAAACATATGGTTCACTTTACATTCCTGATTTAGGAAAAGAAAAAAATTTATCAGGAGAAATTGTATCAATCGGTCCTGGTCATTATTCAGTAACTGGAGTTTGGATACCTACAGTATTAAAAGTAGGACAACAAGTAATTTTACCTCAAATGGGCCCAGTAAAAGTAGAACATGAAGGAGTAGAATATTATGTTTGCCCTGAAAATCAAGTATTAGCAACATTAAACGAAGAAGAATAATATGAGTAAACAAGTTATAGTAATAGGTAGTGAAGCTAGAGAGCGCTTAGTAAGTGGTATTAATACATTAGCTGATGCTGTTACAAGTACATTAGGACCAAATGGCCGAAATGTAGTTTATACAGATGGTCAGTCAGTGTTTTCTACTAAAGACGGTGTGACAGTAGCTAAAAATATTAACTACTTAGAGGATCCAATCGAGGAATTGGGTATCAAAATGATTAAACAAGCTGCTATTAAGACAGCAGACAATGCGGGTGATGGAACAACTACATCTACTTTATTAGCACAATCAATGGTTAACGCTGGATTAAATCATTTAAACAATGGTTCAAATGCGGTTGAGATTAAAAGAGGAATTGATAGAGCAGTTAAACAATTAGTTGAATCACTTCGTAAAGAATTAAAAGAAGATATTTCATCTGAAGAACAATTAGAACAAGTAGCTACTATTTCAGCTAATAATGATCCAGAAATTGGAAAAATGATAGCTGAAGCGATGAAAAAAGTAGGTCGTGAAGGTGTTGTTCATGTTGAAGAATCTAAAACAGGAGAAACATATCTTGAAACAGTAGAAGGTATGCAGTTTGAAAGAGGTTATAAGTCACCTTATATGGTTACAGATAATAATTCAATGACTGCTATTTTAAATGATGTTTATGTTTTAATTATAGACAAAAAAGTATCTCAAGTAAAAGAATTATTACCTGTTTTAGAAAGTATTTCTCAACAAAATAAATCAATTTTAGTTATTGCTGAAGATATTGAAGGTGAAGCATTAGCAGCACTTATTGTAAACAAAGCAAGAGGTATCTTAAAATCAGCAGCTGTTAAAGCACCTGACTTTGGAGATAGAAGAAAATTAATTTTAGAGGACATTGCAATCTTAACTGGTGGTCAAGTTATTTCATCTGAAAAAGGAATGAAATTAGAAAAATTTGATTCTAGTTGGTTAGGTCAAGCACGTTCAGTTACAATTTCTAAAGATACAACTACAATTGTAGATGGTAAAGGTGATGATACTAAAATTGAGGCTCGTATTAATGAGTTAATGGAACAAATTGAATTAGCAAAAACACCATTTGAAAAAGAAAAATTACAAGAACGTTTAGCTAAATTTGTAGGTGGTATTTCAATTGTACATGTAGGTGGTAACACTGAAACAGAAGTTAAAGAACGTAAAGACAGATTTGATGATGCATTACATGCAACTAAAGCTGCAATTGAGGAAGGTATTGTACCAGGTGGTGGAGTAGCTTTATTACATATGAGAGATTTAATTGAAGTAAATGATATTGGTTCTCAAATTGTTTATGAAGCATGTTCAGCTCCACTTAAGAAAATTTTATCTAATGCTGGTGTAGAACAAGAAAAAATCTATCAAATCATGAATGACATTAAAAATGAAACATCATGGATGGGATATGATTTACAATCAGAAAAAGTTGTTAATATGAAAGAAGCAGGTATTATTGATCCAGCTAAAGTAACAAGAACAGCTTTAGAAAACGCAGCATCAGTAGCTGGAACTATTTTATTAACAGAATGTACTATTGTTGATAAACCAGAAGACAAAAATTCAACTCCTGATTACGGTAGTATGATGAATGGAATGATGTAATGGAAACAAGTAAAAAAGAATTTTACGAACTAATAGCTAATAGAGTTCCACCTGGTGACAGGTGGGCTCTAGTTGGTTCAAGTGAAATTTATAATTCACTAACTGAAGTATTAGAGGCTTGGTTTGATAAAACAGGTGAAAAAGCTGAATTTAAACTAAATCCTATAGGTGGTAAAGCATATGTTATTAGAACTGAAGAGGTTGAGGTTAAACCTGTAGCACCTAAAAAGTTCAATATGTATGGAGACTATTAGTAGAGTCAGTTTGGCTTTATAAATAATAAATGTTATATTTAAGTGATGAGAGAGCACAAGTTATATGTAGAAAAATATCGTTCTAAAACATTAGACGAATATGTAGGTAATGATACCTTAAAACAAGTAATAGCAAAGTATATTGAACAGAATGATATACAAAATTTATTACTATATGGTCCTCCAGGAACTGGAAAAACAACATTAGCAAAACTTCTTATTAATAATATCAACTGTGACCACCTCTATATAAATGCAAGTGATGAGAGAGGAATTGAGACCATACGAGAAAAAGTACAAGGTTTTGCCTCAACTGCCTCATTTAAACCTTTAAAGGTAATCATATTAGATGAGGCAGATTTCATTACAATTCAAGGACAAGCCGCTTTACGAAATGTAATTGAAACTTATTCTATGAGTACTCGTTTTATTTTAACTTGTAACTTTATAGAACGAATTATTGATCCACTACAATCTAGATGTCAAGTATTAAAAATTGTACCTCCATCTAAAGGTGAGGTTGCAAAACATATTGTTACTGTTTTAGAAAAAGAGAACACTGAATACGATTTAGATTCAATTAAAACTGTAGTAAACCAGTTTTATCCTGATCTAAGAAAGATTTTGAATACATGTCAATTATCAACACATAGTGGTAAATTAACATTAGATAAGTCAGTATTAATTGCTTCTAATTATATTGATAAAGTAATATCTGAACTTACTAAACCTACTCCTACGTCTTGGAAAACAATTAAACAAATTATTGCTGATTCAAATATAAGTGAGTATGATGAATTGTTTAGAGCATTATATGATAGAATAGAGGAGTATAGTAAAGGAAATGATGGTGAGTTAATTATATTAATTTCAGAATCACAATATCAATCTAATTTTAGAATTGATAAAGAGATAAACATTATGGCTTGTATATCTCAAATATTAAAGGTTATATTAAAGAAAAAGGTTATATAGAGTGAAGTTTACAAAGTATCTATTGTCTTGGATATCTCAAAATTTAGCAGTTCCATTTTGGATGATAGGTCATGTTCATTTAACAATGAACATTTATGAAGACATATACGAGATAATAGCTTCATTTGGAATGAATATTATAGTAGCAATAGGATTTTATATAGATTGGTTAAGACATAAAAAAGAAAACAATGAATAAACAGCAAGTACCTCAAGCACAAATTGACTTGACAACAACTACCCCAATTACCTCACCTGATGGTAATTCAGTATTCCAAGAAGGAGTAATTTTAAGAAAAGTATCTCGTTTCATTACAGGACAAGCAGAAGATGGTGTTATTCCAATCCCATGTTTTTTTGATATTAAGACAGGAAAAATTATGTCTGATTTCTTACCTAAAGAATTAAGAGCAGAATACGCTGAATTAAACGAAACACAAGACTAATGACACCTTGGGATTTTATAAAAAATCTTACTATAAATAAAACAAAGTGGGATTCATATACTGAGAATGAAAAAAATGATTTCAACTCATATATGGCTCATAAAGTATTAAGTATGGATGAGAAGTATATTGAACTAACAAACTTAGTCCAAAAACTACCTCCAGCTGAAAAGAAACAAATATATAATGTTTACTTAAATATTTTACCTACTAAACCATTATATAGTAAGTATATAAAATCCACCATTAAGTCTTATTCACCTGAACTATTAACTCATATAGCTTTTTATTTTGAGTGTTCAAAAAAGGAAGCTAGTGAATATATTAAAATATTACCTAAACAGGAAATGGAAAATATATTTAGTGAGTTAGGTTTAGAGGAAAAATTAAAAAAAGCATTAATTAAAGAAATAAAATAATGTCAGGTCCAATTAAAAAATATAATAACAGAGAAATCAATTTTAATAAAGAAATGTCAGAACCAGTAGCACCTTACAACACTAAAGTAAAAGATCACTCTAAAGAAACAGCTCAAATTAATACTAAACTAATTGATTATCCTAAAATGCCAGAGGCAATTCAAATATTAAAAAAAGAATATCCTACTATTGCTGATGGTTATGAACAAATAATTTTAGAACAATATGAATTATTTGCTAAAAAACATTTAGACTATGGTATGTCAAATATTTCAGCTGGTACTCAATTATCAAATTCTGATGAGATAGAATTTGCATTAACTGGTTTATGGTATAGACTAAATGATAAAGTTAATCGTTGGAAAAATATGATTATCAGTAAACGTAAAGTAAATAATGAGCCTTTAATTGACACATATCAAGATATTACTAACTATGGAATTATAGCTCAGTTAGTAGAACGTGGTCTTTGGAAGAAATAATGGCTAAGAAATCTGTGTCGTTATCTGTTGGGCGTGGAGAAAAGTTACCTGTCAGCCAAGGCGCAGGATTAACGGCTAAAGGTCGTGCCAAGATGAACGCAGCAACTGGCTCAAATCTAAAAGCACCAGCACCTAATCCTAAGACAGATGCAGATAAAGGTCGCAAAGCATCATTTTGTGCGCGTATGTCGGGAGTTGTAGCGCAGGCGAAAGGGCCAGCGGAACGTGCTAAAGCCTCCCTTAAACGATGGAAATGTTAATCATGGCTACCAAATCAGGCTTATATGCAAACATTCATGCTAAACGTGAGCGCATCGAGAAAGGCAGCAAAGAAAAGATGCGTAAGCCTGGCACAGAAGGCGCACCTACAGCCAAAGCCTTTAAGCTCGCTGCTAAGACTGCTAAGAAATGACTCCAAATATCTATTTACCTTATCCATCGCCACAAACCGTGGATGAGCTAAATGAGGATGTATTAGCGTTACTTAAACAGCCTGGTGTACCGGACAGCCTGATGAACGAATACAATGCTGTGGTTGATAACCCTGAAACACAAGACGATATTGACCAAGAGCAAGCTAACTCTGATTCGATGGCTAACGAATGAGCGATGCAGTTTATATCTATATGTTGTGTGACCCAGTAAACGGTGAACCACGATATGTAGGTAAAACTATCTACCCTAACGATAGATATGTATCTCATATTTTTGAAGCTAAATCTAACAAACAAACATTGAAATGTGATTGGATTAGATCGTTGTTAGAACAAAACAAAAAACCTGTATTTGAAATTATTGATTGTGTTGACCCTAAAGATTGGCAAAACGCAGAAATTAAGTACATTAAAGAATTTAAAGAATTGGGCGCAAACCTTACAAACATAGCAAAAGGTGGCGAAGGTTTTGAGCAAGGATTTAAACAAGACCAATTTTTTATGATGAAGAAATTATTTGGTGGTTGGTATCAAAAAGCGGTAAAAGATAAAGATTTTAAGAAAATGAATAGATTTGCGACATCAATGTTAGGATTGGCAGAACACAAACCTGACTTAGTTCCGAAACGTTGGAAATTTATTCAATTGCCTTAATTTTCATATATTTAGAGGTTGAAACAAATGGGTGCGCCAGCAGGTAATGCTAATGCTGCTAAATCAAGACTGTTTTATGACGCTCTTAGAAAGAATCTTGTGCAAAACCCGCATAGAGTGCAGTTAATTGTAGAAAACCTTATTTCTGCCGCTGAAGAAAACGAGCAATGGGCAATTAAAGAGCTGATAGATCGCATTGATGGCAAACCCATCCAAACAAACACTTTAGAAAATTCTGACGGTTCAGCATTGTTAGCCGGAATTCAAGTAACTTTTATTGCACCCAATGACACTAGCAGCAGCAATAGCTAAAGCCGAGTTTCCTGAGAAACTAAGTTGCCTATTCGATCCCCCACGTTCACGGTATCGGGTTTTATTCGGTGGTCGAGGCGGTGCTAAGTCTTGGGGCGTGGCGAGAGCGCTACTAATCCTAGCAGCCCG